CAGTAGATGACGACATTATGTATGTAGAGTTGAGAAATACCCAGTTAAATAGTTGTGGTATTCTAAAGTATATTATATCTGATTCTGATTTGGACACTATGAAAAAGTGCACAAAAGTACCTTCTACTTTAGTTAGTTCATCTTTGTCGCCTAGTGGTAATACAATATCATATCGGCATGTGAAGTCTAAGATGGATACCACGCAGTATATGGTGAAATCAGAGGCTGTAAATGTAGGGTATGTATTATCCAAAACTTTTTCGTATTCTTCAGATACTCAGCGCGGCGATTGCGGTGCTCTCTTATTCAGTAATATGAAGAATAATAATGGGAGATGTATTATGGGATTCCATGTTGCCGGTTTAAAAGACTTTGGTGTATCTGCTATCTTAACTCGAGAGAGTATAGAGAGTGATATGAAGTCGATAGGTTTGAGAGGATCACCCATACAGGAAGAGGATGATCTACCTCTAGAAACAGTATACGAAAATACTTTGAATACACAATCAGGTATCACCGTACTTGGAAAAGTACCTCAAGAATTAGCAGCTCCTATACCATTCAAATCTAGTATTAAGAAAAGTCGTTTTTATGGTAATTTACCAGCCCCGTATGATAACCCCGATACGATGCCAGCTCATTTGAAACCTTTTTATGATAAAGAGGGTAATTTTATAAATCCACATGAGAAAGCATTACATAATTATGGGAAGGATGTGGTTTCAATATCCAATATTTTGTGTAATCTTTCCGTTAGTAGTTATGGAAGGATTATAATGAAAGAAACGGCCGACTATATTTATGATAGAAAAGTTCTTATAACCTTTGATGAAGCTTTACATGGCTTTAGAGGAGTAGGGCCAATCACTTCGTCTACAAGTCCAGGTTGGCCAATGAATCTAGATAAAAACAATCCCAAGAAAGCTTATTTCTCAGAGAGATCGACTCAGGAAGAAAAACTAGCTGCATATGAGGAATTAAAACGCCAGTTCAATGAAGCTTTGGATAAGTACAAGCAGGGAGTGAGGCCAGTATGGTTGTACGTCGATTGTTTGAAGGATGAGAAAAGAGCTATGGAAAAATGGTTGTCGGGTAGTACTAGATTATATTCTGCGGGTATGTTTATTTATTTGTTACTCGTCAGGGTATATTTTGGAGCTTTTATGGCAGCTTACATAGAAAAAAATATTATAGTTGGGTCTGGAGTAGGAGTTAATCCTTACGGAGACCAGTGGTCTATTATAGTTGATCGATTGCGTATCCATGGTGAGAGACAAGATGGTATTCATGTCGGAGCAGGAGATTTTATTAAATTTGATGGACACGAACAACCATATTTGTTGAATGGGGTATTAGATATAATAAATACTTGGTACGGACACGATGACAAAGAAGGAAATAAGATACGTACTGCTCTTTGGGCTGAAATAACCAATTCACGTCATATATATGGACAAACTGTATATGAATGGATAGCATCTATGCCATCTGGTAATCCACTGACTATAATAATTAATACAATGTAT